TACTCGGAGCTCCGAACTTGTGAGGAGTTTTGAGGATAAAAAAGACCCCCGTCTTTCGAAGGGGGCCAACGTCAGTCTTCTAACTTAAGGAACCAATATGTTAATAAAAGTGGAGAGTCATGCAATTACCGATTGGTAGTGTCATCTTACTTGCTTCTTTATCACCTGTCAAGCTATAATATCACTTAATATGTTATCACTTCCTGAGATTAGGGATGAACTCCCGCTTCTAGACATCGAACGACTAACCCCGAAAGAGGAGCTGTATATCCAGTATCGCTTACGGGGGCTCACCCCCTTAGCTGCTGCAAAACGCGCGCAGCTTGGCATCACCAACATGGAACAGCTGAATGCGCTCCACGACAAAAAACCGCAACTGGATTCCGCGCTCATCTATTTTCGTGAGCGTGTACGCGAGAAAGCGATCAGTGACGGGGTTGAGATTACCTTCACCCGCGCTGACGCACACATGATGTACCTCCATGCACACTCGCACGCGGCTGATGCAACCGAAGAAATCCGCGCGGTGGATTCCATGGTTAAACTGTGGGGGTTAGCGGCACCTGAGAAGAAACAGGTCGAGATTACTAACAAAAAACAACTGGAAATGCTTTCAGACCAGGAACTACAACAATTGACCGGTATGACCTACAACCTCGACCCGGGCGACTATAAGGTGTCCCATGACTAAGTATGTGTCAGTACCAACGGTTATTTGTCCCGGCTGTCGTAAAACAGTCGAGGCGTCAACACTCTCTGACGGTGTGTGCCAAGCGTGTGCACGTAAGATGGGTAACCCACTTAGTACCCGTCGTACTGACCGCGCTCAGGGTATCGTAGCAGCGGAAACGCAGAAGTCGGCCGAACAGATGGAGCGCGACGACCGTGATCGCGAGAGACGACTACTCGCGGAACAAGACCGTGTAGCACGAGAACGTGAGGAAGAATTTAACCGTGAGCAGGAAGCACAAAAAGAGCTCGCCCGTCGTGAGGCAGCGAGACGTAACCTGCTACCGTTCGTCATGTACTTCAACGACGACTACATGCCCGGTTGGGTGCACGCGGATATTTGTCGGCGCCTCGAACAGTTTTCTCGTGATGTGGCGGATAAGAAGTCTCCGCGACTGATGCTGTACCTTCCGCCTCGGAGCGGAAAACAACTTGCGGATAGCACACCGATACTGACGACTGACGGGTGGAAAACCCACGGTGAGCTCGCACCTGGCGACCACGTGTTCCACCCGAGCGGACGACCGGTGCGTGTACTGGCTGTGAGCGAGAAAACCCCATCAGATTGGGTGGTAACATTCAGTAATGGTGAGCAGGTCCGCTGCCACGAAAACCACGAGTGGACTGTATCGCACGACAAGAAAGGGTTTGCTACGTATAGCACTGAGTGGCTATCAAAACACCTCACTCGAACAGAAGGTAAAAAGACCCGTTACATCGCCCGACTACCCGATATATCTCCGGTCGAGTATAGCCACAGAGCACTACCGCTTCACCCATATGTACTAGGGCTCTGGCTTGGCGACGGGTCTTCGAGTAAGGCAGCTATCACACACGATAGAAAAGACCAGCCGATGATCGATAAAGTCGTAGCGTGCGGACATAAAATTTCATCCGTCTGCGTACACAAACACACCGGGGTGTATACGACGTATTTCGACGGGCACAGAAAAACTGGCAGCGACGGTAAACGAACCCGTTGCGGTTTGATGATGGCGCGCTTACGTGAGCTCGACGTTATAGATAACAAACATATCCCGGATGAGTACCTCGTGGCGAGCATCGAACAGCGTTTGGAGTTGTTGGCGGGGCTTATAGACTCTGACGGCTGCTGCGATAAAAAAGGTCGTCTGTCGTATGCAACAACCAATGAAAAACTTTTCAGGGCTGTTATGCGCCTCGCGACTGAGCTTGGTTTCAGACCTTACTACCATCGGACAGAACCGACACTTAGTACATCAGGTATCCAAGGGCGCTTAGCGGTTTACACTGTGGGCTTTAACCCGACCAGACCTCTACCGCAGGCTATTGATAGAAAGATACCTAAGCGCGCGGGGCTTCGCCGGGCGGTTACTATCCGTAGTATCGAACATAAGCCTAACGGCGAACAAGGGCACTGTATTCAGGTTGACTCGGCCGACGGCTTGTATCTTGCGGGCAAAAAACTAATACCAACGCACAACAGCGAGATTGCCTCGAAGACGTTCCCGGCATGGCACCTAGGGCACAACCCCGGGCACGACATCATCGGCGCGTCGTATTCGGCAGCGCTTGCGGTCGACTTCTCCCGAAAAGTGCGGGGGCTCCTGCAAGATGAGCGATACCGTAACATCTTCCCCGGCACACACATGGACGAGAGCTCACAGTCGGCGGAGCGATGGAACACTGCTGAAGGCGGCGGATATGTCGCTGCCGGTGTTCAGGGTCCGATAACCGGTCGAGGGGCGCACATCGCAGTTATTGATGACCCGGTTAAAGACCGTAACGACGCTGAGAGCGAGATAACCCGACAGGCGGTGAAAGACTGGTACTCCTCTACCCTGTATACACGTCTTGCGCCCGGCGGTGGCGTGCTGGTTATTATGACCCGCTGGCATGATGATGACCTTGGTGGTTGGTTACTATCCTGTATGGCCGAGGCTGAACAGGAGCTCGCCGAGACTGGCGAGTGGCCCGAGGACGCTGACCGCTGGGAGGTGGTCCGCTACCCGGCTATCGCAACGCATGACGAGCCATACCGTAAGGCTGGTGAGGCGCTTCATCCGGAGCGATACGACCTCAAAGCACTCAACAAGATTAAACGGACACTCATCCCCCGCGACTGGGAAGCACTGTACCAGCAGAACCCGGTGTCAGCCGAGGGTGACTACTTTAAAAAGCAGGACTTCCGTTTGTACGAGACCGCTCCGCCTATCGAGACACTACAGATATACGCAGCATGGGACTTAGCTATCGGTAAGAAGGACAGTAACGACTTCACCGCCGGTTTCGTTGTGGGGATTGACCACAACCTCGACTGGTGGGTACTTGACCGGTACTACGGTCGATGGTCTGCGTCTGAGCTCATCGACAAGTTCTTCGAGCTACAGCGTGTATGGAAGCCCACATTACAGGGTATTGAGCACGGGCAGATTGAGATGACGCTCGAGCCGTTCATTCAGAAAGAGATAGTCGAGCGTAAGGAGTCGTTTAACTACATTAAACTCAAAACCCGTGGTAACGACAAGATGACCCGGGCACGACCACTGCAAGGACGCATGCAGCAGGGTCGGGTTCACTTCCCGAAAAACGCACTATGGGTACAAGAACTTACCAATGAGATGTTGGCGTTCCCGTCCGGTAAGCACGACGACCAGGTGGACGCGCTCGCATGGATAGGTCAGATGATACTTATGCTCGCCCCACAACGAGAGAAAAGACCACCGCCAAAAAAATCGTGGCGGCAACGGTTGGGTAAACAATTACGTGGCGGCGGACGCTCGTCCACATCACACATGGCAGCTTAGAGGCATAACTAATGGCGGACAATAAAGAACATATCGATGACGCGGCGCTACGGGCCGTAGCAGAGGACAACTGGCAGCGTTACGTACACGCGCGTGACCTACGACACCGTAACTTTATCAAACGGGCGCAGCGTAACGACCGCATGTATCTCGGCGAGCAGTGGACAGACGCTGACCGCCAGGCGCTCGAACGCACCGGTCGTCCGGCGCTGACTATGAACCTGATTCTGGGGACGGTGAACGCGGCTATGGGTGAGATGGCGCGTTCACAAGCCGACGTGCAGTTTAAGCCGGCGCGAGGGGCTAACGAGCAGGCAGCAAAAGACATGAACTATGTCTACCAGTATGTAGCCCAGCAGAACGACCTCGAGAAGCTGGAGTTGAAAGTTATCATGGACGGGTTAATCCTGGACCGCGGATACTTCGACGTGCGTATGGACTTTACCGATAACGTTCTCGGTGACATAAAAGTGACAGTGGAAGACCCGCTGGACGTTATCCCTGACCCAACAGCGAAAGACGAGGACCCGTCATCGTGGGCTGAAGTCTTCATCACCCGCTGGATGACGTTGGACGAGCTTGAGGCTATCTACGGCGAGAAAAAAGCCCGCGAACTCCGTCTACAAGCCTCTGGCGGGTTAGCTGCCGACGCCGACTGCTTTGAAATGCGCGAACGTACTTACGGCGGCGAACAGATGTCGAGCGAATTTACCGGCACGTTGGCAGAGAAGGATATAAAACGCGTGCGCGTGGTTGAGCGCCAATACTATAAAACTCGGCGTGTACTGCAATTCGTGGATGCACAGACTGGTGACGTTCGCGATGTAACCGAGAAGATGGCAGCTGACCGCGAGAAGTTGGCGCTACTCGTGTCCACACAACCTACTGTGACGTTGCGTGAGATTACTAAACGTGCTGTGCGCACGACTATCACTGCCGGTTACGTAGTGCTATACGACGACTGGTCGTTATATGACACGTTTACAATTATCCCGTATTTCCCATACTTTCGACGCGGTAATCCACTCGGTATGGTGACAAACTTGGTCGGCCCACAAGAACTATATAACAAGGTCAGTTCACAAGAGCTACACATCGTTAACACCACAGCTAACAGCGGATGGATTATTGAAGAAAACTCATTAGTGAACATGGACGCTGACGAGTTAGCAGAACAAGGCTCGAAGACCGGTACCGTGCTCGAATACAAAAAAGGTTTCGCTGCACCGGCGAAAATCACACCAAACATGATTCCGCCTGGAATCCACAACATTTCACAAAAAGCCGTGAGTTCAGTGCGCACTATCTCCGGGGTCAACGAGTCTATCATGGGTACTGACCGTGCTGATGTGTCCGGCGTAGCTATCACACAACGTCGTGAAGCCGGCCAGGCTCAGTTGACAATGCCTGTGAAAAACATCAACAGTACTCGTAAGATGTTGGCGCGTAAAGTCCTTGAGCTCGCGCAGAAATTCTTTACTGAAACACGGACATTCTTTATTACTGACTACTCCCAAGCGGGGCACCCACAGACCGAGCACTCGGTAAACGTGCCCGACGAGACCGGACAAATCCCCGCTGACTTGACACGTGGTAAGTACGACATCGTTATCGGTATGCAACCGTCACGCGATAGTGTTGACGAGACAATTTTCAGTGAGGCAATCAGTATGCGCAGTGCCGGTGTTGCTATCCCTGACCACATCATTATTCAACATTCGAATCTACCGAAACGCTATGAGATCGCCGAGATGGTGGCTAAGGCGCAGGGCTTTGGCGAATTGTCACCGGAAGAACAACAGATGGCAGCGGCACAAATGCAGCAACAAATTGCAGCCGCAGCGCAAGCGCTCGAGAAGACTGAGGCCGAGATTGAAGAACTCAAAGCACGGGCAGCGTTACAAGCAGCGAAAGCCGACACTCTCGATGGCTACAGTGAGCACGCTATTAGACTTTCCGAGTTACAGACAAAACGTGATATGGCAGCGGATATGTTAAAAACTCGCGTGGCACTTGCACAGCTAGCCACCGCACGCAGCGAGTCCGTGAGCCAACGCTCCGCAGCAACGAAGATTGCCAGCGACATGCTAAAGCTCGGTGGTAACTATGAAAGATAGATTAACCAATCATTTACTGACAACCAACCCCCACGAGGAGAAAATTAAATGGCACAACAAGATGTAACAATCGGCAGTTTACCGACCGTAGAAGTGGACGAGAGCGCGTTCTCAGGCTCGGGCGGTGTAACTGAGAGTGAGATTATCGAGGGAGACGACCGCGGCGACACTCTTGAGCCGGTAGAACCTGCAAAAGCTGATGAGTCTGAAT